ACTGTTGTCCAGGGTATCCCTATATCTACATGCTGCCAGTCAAGGCCAAGTATTTCGCCACGTCTGCAAGCTGTAGTAAGTGTCAGCATATACGCCGGATAATAGCGGTACTTCGTTCCTTTAATACCTAGTGTTTCCATATCTTCGTCTGTCAGTATATTATTTGTCTTCGGTTTACTTTTTGGCCGCCTTGTCTTTTTTCCAGGGTTTCTATTTATACGTCCCTTGTCTACAGCGTATTCTAAAGCAGCTATAATAAGTCGTCGCTGTTGGATAAGAGAAGACGCCGCTACCGGTCCATGGGACGGTGCCGCTTCGCCTGTGTCGTCGTTAATTTCAAGTTTAAGGTTATCTACTCTGTCCGGTGTAATCGTGGCGTGTACCTTACCCATAGAAGAAATACGCTGTAACGCCTGGTCTATGATCTTGTGGGCCTTTTCGTCGGCGATATAAAACTTGTCGTCTACGTCAGCTTCCAAGATTGTAGAAAGCTTCGGTACGTAGTCGTGTTGTTCTTCTGGGTATGTGTAGGTATCTGGCAAGCTGTCCAAAGTACCGACGACTATATACCTTTCCCTATTCTGTGGTACGCCCCAGTATTTGCTATTAAATAACTGTGCGTGGCACTTATACCCGGCTTTTCCATATTCAGCTTCCAGCACTGGTAGAAGTTTCCTTAACGCCTTCACGTTTTCCGCTACAAGCACTTTCGGAACCTTCTCCGGCTCTCTCTCTCTTGCTTCGGCCAGCAGCCGCATGATTTCAAAAAACATACCGCTTCTGGTCGCTGCCCTGTGGTTCGTACCACCGCAACCCGGACATAAATTTTCTTCGCTGTAAGTTTCCGCGGACACTTCCCATACGGTACCGCAGTCGGCACATTCCAGCTTTATACCCGCCTGTTTTCCGGCTACGCTTAAGTCCTGGCAAGGAAACCCAAACGCCCAGACGTCGGCTTTCGGTACATCTTCAATACACATTTTCTGTATATCTGCCTGTACCACATGATCGCCTACATTTTCCCTGTATGTGGCTACAGCGTACTTGTCAAAATCCCAGGCGCCAACGATCTTAAACCCGGCGTTCTGGAAACCCAGACCAAGACCACCGCACCCACAAAAGAAGTCGTTTAATGTGTACAATTTTCTTTTACCTCACTTCCGCACAATGGACACACGCCCCCGGCAGCTTCCCAGGCGGTCTGTAGTTCTTCCTGTGCTTCCTCTAATTCTCTGTTACATTTTTCTACGTATCTTCCAGCTGCTTCATAGGAAAGCTGTCTTGTCTGACTTACCACGTTTAACCTCTTAAGGTTGTCCAGTTCGTCGTACTGCTTAGAAATGCTTCCTAGAATGTCCGCCAGGGCTTCTGTGTTCCCCAGGGAAGATACCTTATACCGTAAGTCGCGTTCTTCTTCGCTTACTTCGTTAAATCGCTTATAGGCACGTTCCAGGGCTTCTAAGGTTTGTGTATCTTTTTCCGCTTCGTCCAGCATGAACGAAAGCCCTACCCTTTCTTCTGGTCTTCGTGATCGTGATACCGTTATCAAATGTTACGGATACCTTAACCTGGTCTACAGCTTCTTTAATTGACCCGTCCGGGTTACGGATTGTGTGTAAGAACGCTTCCCCGGTCGGCTCATTAAAAGCGAACCACCGAAGCGCTCTTATGATCGCTGTCTTTCCGGCGTCCGACGGTCCGGTAATGACCGTCAGCCCAGGGGAAAGACGAAAGGTACTATTTGTGTGTGACTGATAGCCTTCTATCGTCACTTCCTGGATTTTCATTACAAAGGTTCCCCCTTCCTTACTTTCTCATTTATAAATTCTATAAGCAGCCACTTAGGTATCTTTATCTTCGGGCCGTCCTGTACATACGGGAAGCCCTCACTATGGATAAGTTCGTAGGTCTGTCGCTGGCCCTTTCCCAGAAAGTCCATTAAGTCGTATGGCGTAAGCATTAAAGGCAGATCGTCCATACTTCTAAATACTTTCGGTTCTCTGGCTTTAGCCATTGTCTACCTCGTCGCCCAGGTGTTCCATTTCTTCTTTTTCTTCTGCCGTAAGCGGCGTATAAAAGACTTCTGGTACCGTACTTCCTACAGCTAACGCTATAGATTCCATAGCGGACTTAGACGGCTGCTTATTACCGTTTTCAATGTGGGATAAATGCCCCACGGATAACCCTGTTTTCTCTGACAGGTCTTTGAGTAACAGACCGCTAATTAGTCTGTAATACTTTACTTTGTTCATTGCTTTTTTCTCTCCTTTGCCGTTGTCCTTGTGACGGTTTTACTTGTTTATTTGTCTGTGTGACAATTATACAGTGTAAAATATAAGGATACAAATACGACTTGTCTTCACGACAATTTTTATAACTTCCGCCGTGTGTCGTCGTTACCCTCTGTTATCCTCTGTTTACCTCTGTCACAGAAAAATATTTTTAAACTGTAGTATTGGTGTCACGCGGTACAATTATGGCGTAAGGAAAACCGGATTTCTTCGCCCGTATCACTTCCTTTTCAAGCTTCAAACGGTCGTCACTCTTATAGATCACGATACAGCCGTTTTCCACTATCACTACTGCACATTCCACTAGAATACCCCCTTTCAGTTTGTAAAATCGGTATCCAGCATACGCCCACGGACTACAGCACATAACTTAAAGATTGTGTTCCCGTTCGGGTACCTTCCGTCGTATCGCAGTATCCAGGTAATACCATATACGTCTGTAAAACAGCGCCCTTCCGTGGCAAGGCGGCACCGGCTACCGTCTTTATTGTAATATGCCGCCCAGAAAAGGGTACTAAGTTCGTGGTAGATCGCTGCCCGGTGTGGTCGATCGGCGCTATCATAGTCTTCCCGGTTAATTAAAAGTTCCAGGCGTTCCCGCTGGCGAAGTTCACGGCGTTTAAGTTCGCGGCCGTAGGTCTGCTTCCAGATACGGTAAGCTTCTTCCTTTGTCATTCCTTCGCAGTCTTCATAAATTTGTCCTATGATCTGGAACTGATCGTAGGTATCGGGCGTTTCCGGCGCCCGCGTACCCTTTAAAAACTCGCTGTAAAGCATTTTCTTAACACCCCCTTAAAAGTAATCCGGTCTTATCGGATAGTCGTAAAGTTCTACTGGCTTAATGCCGCAGTCTTCCAGCTTTATGTTTTTGTGTATAACGCTTCCGGTGTCTATCCAGATTGTG